AACGACCACAAGGGTCACGGCGAGTTTGAGCCGGCCATCTGGGTCAGCTTGAAAGCCTTGCGTGGCCAAGTGTTCCGCATCGAGTCGTTGCTGCCTGAGTATGGTGCGCTGTACGACAAGCTGCCCCTGCACGCATACGTGTGGCGCGAGGACTACTATGCAAACGAAGAACAGGGCCTGCCGATCGACACGCTCCAGTTGTGGGACTGCATGGGTTACCGGTTTTCGGTGATCGAGAAAATCGGCCTGCGCAATTTGGGAGTGAAGTTTTTGGGCAAAGACAAGAACTGGCACTTTGGCAAGTACCTGTTCACGGTTGACTTCTGCGCAGACGGCATGGACCTAGACACCGGTTTCACCGAGACCGCAGAGGAGCACAAGAGCTTCAACTTCATCCAGCTAGACAACGGCCAGTTTGCTGCACAGCCAAACAACCGTTGCCTGTGGTACGACCAGTCATTGATTCCCGCTGAGACGAAGTTCCCAGACTTCGAAGCGGCTCAAGCGATCTGGACTGTTGACGGCAGCCGCAAGTGGTCTGCCGGAGAAAATTGGTTTTACGATATCAAGGAGAAAAAGTAATGTCTAAATTAACGATCATCATTGAAGACAACGGCGACGAAATCACATGCCAAGGCACCGTCGAGCCTTCCCTTACCGCTGACAAGACGGTGTACACCACTGCCGAGGTCATCGGCCTCTACATGCAGCAGAACATAGCCACCATCATGTCCGACGCGGTCAAGTGGGCGCAAGAGCCTGACCAGCCAAGCCTCATCGCCATACCGGGAGGACTGGTATGAACCGAACAGATACAGGAGGCCCAGCGTTTCCGGGCTTGCACCCATCCAAAGAGTGCCACTTCCAAGACTCAGGCCTGACCCTGCGCGATTATTTCGCAACCCATGCCAGCGAAGAAGACATCAAGTATTGGCAGCCAATGGGTGTGGAGGTTACAAAGGTGCGTGACTTGGGTAACGGCAGTAAACAAATCTATGCTGCACCCGGTATGTTTACCCGAGAGCAAGCGCGGTATCGGTACGCAGAGGCAATGCTGAAAGCGAGGAAAGCATGACACAACCAGAAAGGACAACACCATGACCGCACACGCCAAGCTGTCCGCATCCGGCAGCGAGAAGTGGATGACATGTACTCCAAGCGCGAGGATGGAGGAGCAATTCGAAGACGAGGGCAGCGAGTTTGCCCGCGAGGGTACGTTTGCACATGCAGTCTTTGAGCAGGAGATGCTGGCCTACCTTGGCCGCACCATCGAAACCTTGCCCGTCGAGCTCGTGCACTTCGACAGCCCCGCCTTGCGCGACTACGTGCGCGAGTCGGTTGACTACTGCATCAAGCGAATCGAGGACGCCGACGCTAGGTGCAAGGACCCGGTGATCTACGTTGAGCGCAAGCTTGACTTCAGCCGCTGGGTAACTGAGGGTTTCGGCACTGGCGACCTTGTGATCATCACAGACGACCTTGTTGAGGTGATGGACCTGAAGTACGGCAAGGGCATTTACGTTGACGCCAAAGGCAACAGCCAGATGAGGCTGTACGGTCTGGGCGCGTACAACGAGTTGGCCGATCTGTACGACATCAAAAGGGTGCGCATGACCGTGCTGCAGCCGCGTCTTAACAACTACAGCAGCGAGGAGCTTCCGATAGCTGACCTGCTGAAGTGGGCAGACGATGCGGTTGTGCCGGCAGCCAAGCTGGCTTGGGTTGGCGAGGGTGTGTTCGTACCCGGGCCACACTGCACAAGCAGCTTCTGCAAGGCCCGTTACACATGCCCAGCCCGTGCAGCGCAAGCGCTTGCCGTGGCCAAGCAGGAGTTTGCTCCCGTGCCCCCGGCGGTGGTCTTCATGCCGATGGACCGGATTGCCGAGCTGCTGCCCAGTGCGGACCTTGTGATCGACTGGTTCACAGACCTGAAGGCTTATGCACTCAAGCAGGCCGAGAAGGGCACGACGGTCCCCGGCTACAAGCTGGTCGAGGGCAGGAGCAATCGCAAGTACAGTGACCAAGACGCCGCAGCCAAAGCGCTGCGTGAAGCCGAGGTTCCTGATGAGATTGCATACGAGCGCAACCTGCTTGGCATCACTGCCATGGAGAAGGCGATCGGCAAAAAGAAATTTGTTGAGGTGCTGGGTGATTTGATCACCAAGCCCGAAGGCAAACCAACGCTGGTGCCCGAAGGGGACAAGAGGCCAGCAATCACATCACGTGCAACCGCACTTGATGATTTTTCTAACTAAAGGACTAATATGGCTACCGAATCCAGAATCATCACAGGCAAAGTTCGCCTCTCTTTCACCAAGAACGTCTTCACACCTGACGAGAAAGGGTCTTACTCGATCATGATCTTGGTCGACAAAAAAGACAAAGAAACACTGGCCAAAATCAATGGCGCAGTTGACAAGTTCAAGACCGACCCCAAGGCGGTCACGATCTGGGGTTCCAAGTTCTTGGCCAGCTTCAAGACTCCTCTGCGCGACGGCGACACCGAGCGCGACACAGAGAAGTACCCTGAGTACAAGGGCAACTATTTCGTCAATGCAAACACGTACAACAAGCCAAGCGTGGTTGACTCGGGGATGAACGACATCATCAACAAGTCAGATTTGTACAGCGGCTGCTACGGACGCATCTCGATCATTCCAGCTGCGTACAACGTCGACGGCAACAAGGGCATCAAGTTCTACCTGAACAACGTGCAGAAGCTGGCCGAAGGCGAGCCTCTGGGTGGAGGCGTGTCCAACGCAGCCGATGATTTCACCGCTGTTGAAGACGACTTCCTATCATGATCGAACAAACTAAACCCCAAGTCCTGTCGATCAGGATGGTCCCCGCCGGAGTTGATCTGGTGTTGCTGGCTCTGAGCAAGTTGCCTCATGAGCAGGTCGCTGATCTACACGCGGAGATCCGCGGCCAAGCCCTTTTCCAAATGGCAGCAACGCCAGATGCCGCCCCGGAGTAAACAGATGACAACCCGAAATCGATTAGCTGAAATGTACGAGGACTTGATCTTCTTGGAACCGGCCGTTTTTGACGAAGCGATTTTGGGTGTTGCTGACCGATTTGGCATGCAATCGGTTGTTGCTTACGACCGGACTCGAGTGATAGACATCTACGCGCGAGACATGACCAGAGAAGAGGCTGAAGAGTTTTTTGAATTCAACACCATCGGTGCTTGGGTTGGCGATGCCACTCCAATATTCATCGACACGCGGCCTGCCGAATGACATGATTACCGAGCGCATGAAGGCGGCGATGGTCTTAGCAGATAAGTGCTGGGAAAAAGCCTATGCCGTGGAGCCTGAGTTTGTTGAGCAGTACTTGGCCTTTGCTGAAGAATTGTTGACAAGCAAGTCCGAGGTGCAAGGCGACGCATTTCGTTCGTATTGCAAAAGCCGGGGCCTTGTTCGACCGGAATCTTTACACCCAAATGTTTGGGTTTCGGGGGTCAGGGCTCTCAAGCTAATAGGATGGATTGATCGCATTGGCAAAGTCGAACCTACCCAGTTACACAACCACATGCCCACCGTTACTTTGTGGCGGAGCACGTTACCGGTATCAAAACAAATGACCACACTGCGAATTGACCTTGAGACGTACAGCGATGTCGACTTGAAAAAGTGCGGCGTGCACAAGTACGTTGAGTCGGACAACTTCGAAGTGATGTTGTTTGCATACGCGTTTGGCGACAGCAGCGTCAACGTCGTCGACTTGGCCGCGGGCGAGAAAATTCCCCAGCACGTAGAGCGCAGCCTGTGGGACCCAAGCATTACCAAGGCCGCTTACAACGCGGCTTTTGAGATGGCCTGCTTGACCAAGCACTTCAGGAAGCCCATGCCCGAGACCCAGTGGCGTTGCACCAGCGTGCACGCTCTGTACCTCGGCCTGCCCGGCAGCCTTGGTGACGTAGGCAAAGTGATGGGCCTGTCCCCGGACAAGCAGAAGATGGTATCGGGTTGGTCTTTGATCCGTTACTTCTGCCTGCCATGCAAACCGACTCTGAAGAACGGCGGCCGCACGCGCAACCTACCGCGCCACGACCCGGACAAGTGGACCCTGTTCAAAGAATACTGTGCTCGCGACGTCGAGTCAGAGCGCGAGATCGCAACACGGATTGCAAAGTTTCCGGTGCCCGAAAGAGAATGGAATCTGTGGCACCTTGACCAGAGAATGATGAACAAGGGTGTAAAGGTTGACCGCGATCTGGTTTACGCAGCCATCGAGTGCGACGGCATATTCAAAGGGAGGATGACCGCGGAGGCCATCTCTCTCACCGGTCTGGACAACCCCAACTCGCGCAACCAGCTGCTCAATTGGTTGCAGACCGAAGAGGAGGACGACACGATTGTCGACCTGACCAAGAAGAGTGTGCCCAAGGTCCTCGAGTCCACCGACAGCGCGGTCGTGCGCCGGGTGCTGGAGTTGCGCCAAGAGATGAGCAAGACAAGCGTGTCCAAGTACCACGCCATGGCCAGAGCCATGTGCGACAAGGACGACTCGGTTAAAGGCTTGACCCAGTTCTACGGTGCCAACCGCACTGGCCGCTGGGCCGGGCGTTTGGTGCAAGTGCAGAACCTGCCACAGAACAAACTGCTCGACCTTAACTTGGCACGCAACCTGTTGAAGGCACGCGACTACGAAACACTTGAGCTGCTGTTCGGCAATGTGCCTGACACCCTCTCACAGCTCATCAGGACCGCGTTTGTCGCGCGGGAGGGGTGTAGGTACATCATCGTCGACTTCAGCGCCATTGAGGCCCGTGTGATCGCTTGGATGGCATGGTGCGCGTGGAGGCTGGAAGTGTTCGCCACTCACGGCAAGATCTACGAGGCCAGCGCTGAGCAGATGTTCAACCTGCCGGCCGGCAGCGTCACGAAGAAGTCGCCATATCGCCAGAAGGGCAAGATCTCTGAGCTTGCACTCGGCTATCAAGGCGGAGCCGGCGCACTCAAGACCATGGGCGCGTTGGAGATGGGTTTGACCGAGGACGAGCTTGAGCCAATCAAGGAAGCATGGCGTGCGGCCAACCCGGAGATCGTCCAGTTCTGGTACGCGTGCGAACGCGCAGCCAAGGATGCGGTGCTGGGCAAGGGGTCGGCCACACTAGCCATCGCTGGCAAGAGGACGTCTCTGGTGTTTGCCTACGAGTCTGGGTTCCTGACGATCCAGTTGCCAAGCAAGCGCAAGCTGTTCTACGTCAAGCCGCGGATCGAGTCAGAAGACCTTGTGCGCGGCGGGTTTGTTGTGGCCAGAGCGGGGTCCCTGACATACGAGGGTCAGGACCAGAAGACCAAGCAGTGGACTCGCCTGTCTACATACGGCGGCAAGCTGGTGGAGAACATCACTCAGGCAGTGGCTCGGGATTGCTTGGCCGAGGCGATGCTGGCGTTGGACGGGGCCAACTACACGCAGCTGGCCACGGTCCACGACGAGATCATCATGGAGATGAGAGGAGGCACATTGAAAGAAGCGGAAGAGATTATGGGACGCCCGATCACATGGGCGCCCGGCTTGCCGTTGCGAGGCGACGGCTTTGAGACCAGTTACTACATGAAGGAGATCGATTGATGAACGCAGACGAAACGCAAGTGGGCGGCACCCACTACAAAGACATGCCGATGCAACCTTGGGCCGTGATGGAAGCCGTGCTGACGCCGGAAGAGTTCCGGGGTTACCTGAAGGGCAACATCATCAAGTACGCCATGCGGGCTGGCCGCAAACCCGGCACCGACGACGGCGAAAAAGCCGCTCATTACAAACAGAAACTGATGGAGATACAAGCATGAGCATCCTAGATGAAATTAAGGTCAACCGGACCCCCACTCACATGGTGCGCCCTGCGGCCATAGAGCTGCAAAAAAAGACCAAAACAATCATGGGCGCATACGTGGAGCGCCAACGGCGCCCCGGCGAAGTCCGCGCGTCGGACAACGACCTGTGGCAACGCGACGTCTACCGCACTGGCGACGGCGACTCCACCGCTCAAGTGCCCCGGGCCGGCAGCCTTGTGGCGTTCAGTTTGCCAAGCAAGGGGAGTCGGACATGAAAGACGATGAGATTGAAAACCTCTTCAAGTACAGCTGGCTGGACGCCGCGCTTGCCATTGCCCTCGCGCTGCTTGCGATGGTGTCGTTGTTTTTCTTAGCGGGGTATTTGACATGAGCCGACTACTTTTTGCTGCCGCCCGTGGGGCGAGGATACAGACAAAATGGAATGATTCTGTCGTGTGGCAAACAAGCGGACAACTTCTTTTGGTTGACACTATCCGCCACTACCGCATCCACCCGAATGACGCCCACCTTCAATATGGCCCGGTCAGTACGGCGCTGCGGGATTGCGATGGCGAGTTATGGTTGTACATAGACTCAGAGCACATGAATGATTTTGTTATTCGATGTGCAATCGTTGCAAATTACGCAAACAACATGATGCACGAATGGCAGCAAAACAAAGACCGACTGACGCGCAGTCTATTTCTTTTAATCTTGGCCGAAGCACTGGCCGACGAGGGGATGTGATATGAGCCGCCTGTTACACGCTGCCGCCCGTGGGGCGAGGATTGAAGGTAGCCGCAAAGAGTTTGATAT